GGGTTGGCGCGGCAGCGGGTGGCACGGTAAGTCTAATTGGGGTTTTCTGGGGATGTGAATACGTTTCGTCCACCACTGGTGAAAAAGTTTTCTCAAACTACTGGCCCGGCTCTGGCGCGGATTCAAATCATCCCGTCAAAGCGTTCGTGTATGACAACCCGAACCAAACATATGTTATATGTTCAGACGCTTCACTAACAAATGAAGCAACTGCGCGTGGACATGTGTTTGCAAACGCAAACTTTGCAGACGGTCAAAGTGGTTCAACAACCACTGGTATCTCTTCTGCTAAGTTGGGTGTCAGCACAGTCGCCGCCACTGCGGCATTGCATTTGCGTATCATCGGGATTCAAGACGATCCTGAAAACGCAGACTTTGCAGCGGCAGGTATTCCATTAATCGTACGTTTGAACAACTCGTTCAATGCAGCCAACGGCTCCATTGTAGCGGGCACTGTTTCAACGACTGGCGTATAAGGAGACTGACTAATGGCTATCTCTCGCGCACAACTAGCGAAAGAGTTGGAACCCGGTCTCAACGCGCTGTTCGGTATGGAGTACAGTAAGTACGAAAACCAACACGCCGAGATTTATACAACAGAATCTTCTGATCGAGCATTCGAGGAAGAGGTTATGTTGTCTGGGTTCGGTGCGGCACCAACCAAATCGGAAGGTTCTGCAATTAACTATGACGACGCAAACGAAGCATACACTGCTCGTTACAACCACGAAACAGTGGCGTTGGCATTCTCTATCACAGAGGAAGCAGTCGAAGACAATCTTTATGATCGTCTTGGATCACGTTACACTCGTGCGTTGGCTCGTTCCATGGCACACACAAAGCAAGTTAAGGCCGCAGCGGTTCTTAACAACGCTTTCACCGCAGGTGCAAATGCGGGCGGAGACGGAGTCGCACTATGTGACGCATCTCACCCACTGACATCTGGCGGTACGTTTGCCAACGAACCAACAGTAGCGGCAGACTTGAACGAGACATCTCTTGAAGATGCCTTGATCAGTATTGCAGGTTTCGTCGATGAGCGTGGTCTAAAAGTTGCCCTACGCGGCACTAAGTTGATCATCCCACGTCAGCTACAGTTCGTAGCAGAGCGTTTGATGGTTTCTAACTTACGTGTAGGAACAGCGGACAATGACACAAACGCGATCCGTTCAATGGGTATGTTGCCAAACGGTTATGCCGTTAACGACTTCCTAACGGACCCAGACGCGTTCTTCGTCATGACAGACGCACCTCGTGGTTTCATCCACTTCGAGCGTACACCGATGTCAACAGGCATGGAAGCCGACTTTGACACTGGTAACATGCGCTTTAAAGCTCGTGAACGCTACAGCTTCGGCTTCAGCGATCCACGCGCAGTGTTCGGTTCACCGGGCGCATAAAAATTGGGTAGGGGGAGCTAGTCTTCCCCTATTCCCATTGATTCGAGACCTTTGTTGATTATGTCATCGTGCATACTTTTCATCGCAGTCACTAGGTCCATATACGCTTTCACCATAGCAAACATTTCTTGATCACCACGCATCCATCGATCCTGTGGTATACCACGGCGTGCGCGTTCACAGATTTTGTCTGCTATTTTAAAGTGCTCCCACTGTTCTATCTGTTCTCTAGTCAACATCATCTCGGGTCCCTTGCCTTTCGTTGTGGTGTAAAATGCGATGACAGTTAGAGCACAAGGGAATACATTTTTCCACCTCTTTGTACGCCCGCTTCCATTGTCCCGCTTGTACAAAATTATGTACTTTTGTGTCGTAGCTATCTGAACCCTCGGGGTGGTGAAACTCAATTACGGCTTCGTGCTGCATCCCACAAAAAAGACACTCTTGTTGTGCCTTAAACTCTCTCCACTCTTTTCGTTTTTCTTTTCTCCTAGCTGCCGTTCGAGCAATCGTTTTCTCGCGGTTCCGTTTATACCATTCGGCCCCGTATTCCTTGTTATATTGCTTGCGCTTCTCCGGGTCCTTGTGGGGCATCGGAGAATCTCCTTGTGTTGGCTATGTACACCATAACATACTTTGCATTTATTCCAAATTTCTGTATTGTGGGGTTAGGGCATCACTAGCTTTGCAGACAGGTACAGGCCCTCCTGACGTTGCATAGACTGTAAAGCGAATCCTTATGCAAAGGGTAATACAATGGCATCAACTACATTTTCAGGTCCAGTGACCGCGACGAACGGTTTTGTTGGAGACATCAAGGTCCCTACATACACCGTTGCAAATGCACCATCAGCTTCTGATGCAGGAGCAGGCACGTTGGTTTACGTTTCTAATGGTGCGGCAGGAAGTCCAATTCTTGCGTTCTCAGATGGAACAAACTGGAAGCGTTCAGATACAGGCGCAACAATCGCAGCGGCGTAATAGGTGACACATGAGTAGGTTTAAACCACCAAGTGTCGAGGAACTAGCAGCTAGAGGATTAGACCCTGACGGCAATCCTCTAAAAGCTAAAAAGGTCCGCGCTAGAAACAAAGATGGCACGCTAAAAGCAGATGACCCATCGACCCCTAACGTTAATGAAGCGTGGGAGACGGTGAAGAAAGTTGTTAAGCGTCCTCGTAAAAAGAAGGATGATTAACAATGGCAGGTCCGGTAAAAGCGTACAACTGGGTTCAAGGAACGGCGGCTGCAATTGTCGGTCCGTCTCGTTCTCGTCTACGTCAAGTGGTGATTTACGCAGCGGCTGCGGGTGCATTTACGTTGAAAAACGGTAGTGCATCTGGAGAAACTTTGCTTACGCAAACGTTTCCAACAGGTCACCATGTCATGAACATCCCCGATGACGGCATTATTGCTACTGAGGGTGTTTATGTTTCAGCGTTTACGGGTGCGAGTAACCAACTAACAATCATCCTATCGTAGGAGGTTGTCGTGGCGCACGATATACGATCTATAACTCAGGTCGGCACATCTGAGCCATTTGAGCTACAGGTGGCCCGGGGGCAGATTCCGGGCCATAAAACTGTGTTTAAGTTTGGTTACAACAACGATGTTGGAGGCACAAAAGAAACCATCTGGGAACAAGGTGGTTTGTATTCCTATCCCCCATCAGCCACGATAATGACTATATCAAGCAGTTCGGCTAACGACACTGCCGCAGGTACTGGTGCAAGAACGGTTGAAATTTTTGGCCTAGATGGTGACTACAACGAAATAAACGAAGTTGTCACATTAAACGGACAAACGCCTGTTAATACTACCAAATCGTACTTTCGGATCAATCGTGGCATTGTTCGCAGCGCGGGTAGTGGTGGCGCAAATGCCGGCACAATTTACGCAGGAACAGGCACAGTGACCACTGGAGTTCCTGCTAATGTTTATCTTAGCGTCAATGGCGATGGAGATAACCAAACATTAATGGGTCTTTGGACAGTTCCCGCAGGATATACAGCCTTTCTTACAAAGATGGCTTTATCCACAGGCACATCAACTCAGACACCTTCTATTTTGAATGCTAGTCTTGTTGCTAGACCCTATGGGGAAGTGTTTCAAATAAAAGAAAGATTTACTCTTACAGATGGCGCACACGAGCAATTTTATACTTTTCCATTAAGGTTCACAGAAAAAACAGACCTAGAAATGAGAGCGTTTTCTTCTTCTGGATCGGTTAGCTTTGATGTTTCTGCGTCAATGGAATTTGTTTACATTCAAAATGCGGGGCCAATCTAATGGCAGAACGAAAGAAGAAGAAAAGTGTTAAGTTATCTGTGGGTCGCGGCGAGAAACGATCAGTTAAGCAGGGAGCGGGACTCACTGCCAAAGGTCGAGCGAAATACAACCGTCAAACGGGATCAAATCTTAAAGCTCCTGCGCCAAACCCAAAGACAAAGAAAGACAAGGGCCGTAAGAAATCTTTCTGTGCGCGTAGCCGTGGATGGACTGGTGAACGCGGCAAGGCAGCACGCAAGAGATGGAACTGTTAGAATGGAACAGAAGCATATCATTTTTACGTTAGCAACTATGATAGTAGTGGGGGTTGTTGCTAGTTATGGAATGGTGATCCAGAAGTGGGTGGATTGGACCACAACAACTTTAGTGGATTTAGACAAGCGAACTGCTATAATGGGCGCAGAGATGAAGCACACCAACGATATGGTGTCGCAGAATTATGAGATGTTAAAGGTTCTGATGGAACGGGTGCAGAAGGTGAGTTACGATGATCAGCCGGGGAAACCAGAGACAACAGACATCAAATGGACGGAGTAGAAGGATGGCAAAGAAGCCCGGGTTATACGCCAACATCCATGCTAAACGGAAACGGATTAAGGCAGGGAGTGGTGAGAAAATGAGGAAGCCCGGGAGCAAAGGTGCTCCATCGGCTAAAAACTTCAAACAGGCTGCGAAGACTGCGAAGAAGAGGAAGAAGAAGTGATGTAATGTTTACGGCGTTTGTCTTGATGTGTTCGCAAAACTTATGTTTTGCAGTTGGAGGCCCCTCGTTTCCCACACAAGAACAATGCGTCGGAGACTTTATGCAAAACGGGGTTATATCGCTGCAATCCAGATATCCGGGCTACCAGATTATCGCAGTCGAGTGCCACAAATGGGAAAAGAAAGTTGAGTCATGACAACATCTGGTTCAAGAGATTTTAACCTCGACGTTGGTGAGATGATCGAGGAAGCATATGAGCGGTGTGGGCTAGAGGTTCGCACAGGCTACGATGCCAAGACGGCTCGTCGGTCTTTAAACTTGATGTTTGCAGACTGGGCTAATCGTGGTTTGAACCTGTGGACCGTGAACCAAGCGACGATCACCTTGACTCAAGGTCAAGAACAGGAAACGTTGACACCTGACGTAGTTGATTTGTTGGAGGTTGTTTTACGTCGAGATGGGACAGATTACGAGTTAGATCGAATTAGCCGTGGTGATTACTTGACCATGCCAAACAAAACTGTACAGGGGCGCCCAAGTCAGTATTACTTTGACCGTCAGATCACTCCTGTAATCAACCTGTGGTCGGTGCCCGAGAATTCTACAGACCAACTTGTTTACTACTATGTGCGTCGAATTGAGGATGCTGATGCTTTGGTTAAT